AAGGAGGTGATAATAGACAGCAAACCGCGCATTGAGGCGCTGAGAGAACTTATATTAGAGTCAGAGGGTAAGGTTATCGTTTTTGTTCCATTCACCGGAGCGTTGGAGTACGTTGCCAAAGAGCTACGAGCTGACTGGACAGTGGAGATTGTACACGGCGCGACGAGTAAGTCCGCTAGAGACGCAATCTTCAAGGACTTTCAGCAGACGACTGATCCCCGAGTGTTGGTTGCAAACGCTCAGGCCATGAGCCACGGGCTGACACTGACGGCGGCGACTACTGTAGTATGGTACGCCCCTGTGTACAGCAACGAGGTGTACGAGCAGGCTTGTGCTAGGGTTCGCCGTCCCGGGCAAACGCGGACAACTGTGATAGCACACGTCGCTGCATCCGACGTTGAGCGTAAGGTGTACAAGAGGCTTAGAGAAAAACAATCGATGCAGGGTATCCTATTAGAAATGATGAAGCAGAAAGTTGACTGAAGCATCGTTTGGTGTTATAATATAACCCTAGACAACTGGAGGTCACATGAAACTGTCTGAAGCAGTAAAGCTCTATATAGAGCTACGAGATAAAAAGTCTGAAATCAAAGCAGAGTACGATGCTAAAATCGCTGCCGTCCAAGAGAGGATGGACAAGTTAGAAGCTAAACTACTGGAGGTCTTCCAAAAAACAGGTACCGATTCCGTCAAGACACCGTTCGGCACTGCGTACACCGCTGTGCGCCGTTCTGTTTCGACTGCCGATCGAGAGGCGTTCATGAGCTTTGTGAAGTCCCACGGTGAGTGGGAGTTGCTAGAAGTAAGACCCTCAAAGAGCGGCGTTGAGCAGTATCTTGCTGTCCACAACGAGCCGCCGCCTGGAGTCAACGTCCGGGAAGAGCGTGTTGTCAACATCCGTCGTTCCACTTAAACTTCACTGCCACAGGAGTACATCGATGTCAAACATCATTCCCTTCGACACTGCCAACGAAAAGCTGCCTTCGTATCTGAAGGCGTTCAATGTGAGTGAGCTAAACGCTGACTTGACTGCTCATGCACGCGGTGGGTTTCCCGCCATCTCCATCAAAGGCAAGGTTTTTGCCGTTGTGCGAGATGGTGAGCGATTCGTCATCCCTAACCCTAAAGACCCTGATGCACCGGCTACTAGTATCGAAGTCGTCATCATCAAAGCAAGCAAACACGTAAGCAAGGTGTACTACGCTAAGGGGTACGACCCCAAAGAGAGCGACGGAGCTAAGCCGGATTGCTACTCTATTGATGGTGTAGCCCCGGCGGAGGATGCGCAAAACCCGCAGTCCAAGAAGTGCGCTACCTGCCCGCACAATCAGTGGGGGTCTCGGATTTCCGACAAGGGCGCGACGAAGGGTAAAGCGTGCACGGACACTGTGCGTCTGGCCGTCGCCCCTGCTGGACAGTTGAACGACCCGATGCTGCTGCGTGTGCCGCCAGCGAGTATTCGAGCCCTTGGCGAATACGGCCAGATGTTGGCAAAGCGCGGCGTTGGGTACAACATGGTCGTCACTAAAATAGGTTTTGACCCTTCTGCTGAATCGCCGAAGCTGACCTTTAAGCCTGTTGGCTTGCTGGATGAGGAGAGCTTCGCTGAGGTTCAAGAATTGGCGACTTCGGAGGTTGTTCGGGACATCTTAGGGGTTTCGGGGCCGGTGATTAATTCAACCCCCGTTTCCGGTGTTGCGCCCGCTGCTGTAGAAAATGTAGTCGTCAACAAAGCACCCACTACCGCTGAAGCTGCGCTAACTAACCAACCGCCCAAGGCCGCAACAGCGGAGAAGCAGCCGAAACCAAAAAAAGAAACAAAACCCGCTGTAGTTGAAGAAGACGACGAGATTGATATTGAAGGTATCGACTTCGACGACTAATCAGCTCGGTATTCGGGGTCATCCCCTGGCAGCCTGGAAAGACAGGCGTTTTTTCGCCGCTGCGGTGTCACGCCAACGATTTGTGTGAGATGGACACAATAGACTTCTTCGCGAAAATCTTACCGCGCAGTGGTATCTACTACTTGGTACTTACAACTGCACAAACAGACCACAACGGCAAGTCTTTTAAAGTACATGTTCCATTCTCTGATCTTGAGGAGATGGCGGATGCTGTCCGAAAGCTGGACGGCAGTCCGAAGTACAGCGCGGTGTATCACGCTTGCGGTTCATATAAACAACCGTTCATTGAAACGGGCGAGATAAACGAAAACACTGGTAAGCGGAAGCGAAAGTACCGAGTACCGGAAAACCGCGCAAAGGCCAGGTCTTTTTGGCTTGATATTGACTGCGGAGAGGATAAAGTTGGCAAGGGCTATGCCACGCAGAAAGATGCAGCACGCGCTGTGCTGTTGTTTGCAAGCCAAATTGGCTGGCCCGTTCCTATGTTAGTCAGTTCAGGATATGGATTACACTGTTACTGGCCGCTAGAGACAGACATAAGCGCAGATGAGTGGGTGGCTGTTGCAAAAGACTTGAAAGCTGCTGTTGCTCATTTTGGGCTTTTGGCTGACCCCTCGCGCACGGCAGATTTCGCCTCAATACTTCGCCCGGTAGGTAGCACCAATCGCAAGCGCGGTAGCAAAAGCGTAAAGCTGCTTAGAGATGCGGCCCCCTGTGACTTTGACAGGCTGCGTAGTAGCTTGAGCAACGCGATAAAAGCGCATGGCATAAAAACGCCAATACCTACATCGTTAAACGAAGAGCTTACTACTCATTTAGAAGACTACCCGAAGTTCGACGTTTCCGGCAATTTGATCGCTGAGCATTGTCGCCAGGCCGCCATTATGCGTGACACGCAAGGTGATGTCAGCTACGAACACTGGTTTGGCGTGCTTGGTTTGTTGAAATTTTGTGTTGATGGAAACGACTTAGCGGAAAAGTGGACCGCCCGCCGCGGGGACACCGGGCACACCAGTTTTGATTGGAAGGAAAAACTAGAAAGCTGGAAGTACGGTCCGACGACGTGCGAACGTTTCCAAAGTTGCAATCCAGCAGCTTGCGATAGCTGCCAATATAAAGGCAAAATCAAGTCACCTATTGTGCTAGGCCGCGTTATTCCCACAACTCAAGAGCAAGTTGTGCAGACACGTGGCGAGGACGGTGCCGCGGAGTCGGTTGTCGTACCTGCTCTCCCCCAGGGTTATTTGTGGGATCGCAAACATATGGTTCGCAGCATTGTCAATAAAGATGGTGTTGTAGAACCCCACGCTTTTTGCGCTAATCTGTTCTACCCTACGATGCGTATCAAGAGAGAGGATGGTACGTTTAATATCGGAATTAGGATGCACTTGCCGGATAACCGTACTCGTGACTTCGAAGTACCGTTCGAAGCCTTGGCTTCGCAAACTGATATGCTTCGGTGGTTGGCAAAGTATGAGTTGATCCAAAGTAATCACAAAGATGCGGGGTTGCATATGATGGCGTATCTTAGAGACTCTATGGAAAAACTAAAGCGCGAAGTGGAAGAAATAAACACCTTGACAACTTTTGGGTGGAAGTACAATTTGCAAGCTTTTCTTATTGGAGACCGTCTGTATCATAAAGACGGCACAGTTCGCCGCGTCTTGCTTGGCGGATACGCTGCTGGCAAGAAACACCTGTTCCCGGCCCCTATAGGTACAGTACAGGGTTATGCTGCGCCCCTTAACTTTATTTACAACCGAAAAGGGCTGGAGCCGTTGCAATACGCGCTCTGCTCTGGATGGGGGTCGCTGTTGTCGGTGTTTTGCGAAGATACGTACAAAGGGCTGATGTTTAGCTTGTATTCGGGTAGATCGGGGACAGGCAAGTCAACTGTTTGCTATAACAGTTTGTACGCTTTTGGCAACGCTGAGTTGATGACCAAGAAGTCCGAGGACATGGGGACAAAAAATGAGTTGTATGCGTTTATCGGTACGCTCAACAACATTCCTATGCTCTTTGACGAATTGACCAAGATTGAGCCTGAAGCGTTGTCGGCTCTAGCGTATCGGATTAGTCTTGGTGAAGAACGCGGGCGTCTTAAGAATACCGCCCAAGGCACCCGGT